GCATAATGCCGTGGTTATAGCCGTATTGAACCGTACTCCAATCTCTACCCATACCCATTACACAATTTGTAATGCTAATCCCCTGAGTATACGGTTGCGTAGCAGATGAATAAATTAATATGGCTTCGTTGTATCCTGGGTAACCTAAATTGTCTGCTTGTGTAGCTAAATAAGTGCCACCAATACAATTTGAAACGGAAACACCAGATGCTTGGTCAATTTGTAAGCCTCTGATTAATCCTTGAAGTACGCAATCACCAATAGTAAATCCAAATACAGTAGTTTGACTTGATGCAAAAGAAGCTTGCCCACTTAATAAAATACCTGTTGCGCCAAAGTCTGTATAGCATCCAGTTACAGTCCATCCTTCAATAGGTGAAGTTCCATGTCTACCATCAATATATAAGCTAACAGAACCGTATAAAGCGCCTTGTCCACCTTCAAACAAACAATTACTAATTCTTCCTTCATTAACTGCACCATTAGCATTAGAAATTAAAAAACAAGCAGATTGAGATTCTGCTGTTCCTACTGCAGTCGCTGTCCCTGGATTTAAAAGTGTACTTACAATAATTGTATTTGAAGTAACAGAAGTAATACGCCATGTAGAATTGTAAGTAGCTACACTAGCATTTCTTAAAACAAGGAAATCTCCTGCATTAAAGCTATGAGTTGCAGAAGTATTTACTGTAAATGTTGTTGAATTTGATGTAATTCCTGAAATATTTGATACGGTTAATGGCCCACCGCCTACAAAATTACAGTTTGTAATGTCAATAGAAGTTGCTTGTCCTGTAATTAATACGCAAGGTTTACTGGTTGTATATCCACCTGAACTGGTTGGCCCTACTCTAAATTGACAATCTGAAATTTGCGCTCCTGAAGAACCAGCAATATGTAAACAAGTGCTACCACTAGCACCATTATTAGTATCGCCAATACAGTTTGTCATTGTAAGAAATGTTGAAGAAATATAAAATAATCCTCCAAGTGCGTTATTCATAGCAACAGAATTAACAGAAGCATCAACGCAATTTGTAACATATAAATTATATGCAGTTGTATCTCTATTTAATGGATAAGAAAAAACACCCATATCCATCATGTTAAATACAGGTGTTCCATCTACAAGAATTACATTTCCAGTTGTAAATGTAGGCTTAATCAAAGAAATCCAATTACCATCACCAAATATATTTAAAACTGATGAAGTGCCACCTAAATTAAAGTCTAATTGGCTACCAACAGCATAAGTTCCTTGAGGAAAATAAAGATTACCTGACTTTGTAGAAGAATTAGCTATTATGGAGGCATAAGCAGCCATAATTGCAGGAGCATCGTCAGTTACTCCGTCTCCCTTTGCACCAAAATCTTTAACGGAAATTGATTCTTCAAACTTTTCGTCAATTGGTCTATTAACTGCTCCTGTAGAGCCCTGGTCATATTTTGGTATTAAAGTTGTCATTTTTTGTCCTAATTTATTAAACTAAATAAAAACCACTAAAGCACAAAGTCAAAGTGCTTAAAAGAGCATTTGATTTAGAACCATTATTTTGTAAAACTAAAAACATTGTTGTAGACGCAGCGTCTACCAATCCTTGACCAGCATTATTAGTGCTTACGCTTGCGGCATTTCCACCAAATAAAATGTTTGCAGAAACAGAAGGTGCAAATGGAAGTCCTGATATTTTTGCTTGAGAAACATCAACTGTTGTTGGGTATGTTAATTTTGCATTAATGTGAACAACATTGCCAATTTTGGTATATTTAGCCGTTACCGAAGTAAATGTTAATCCAGCCCCACTAGCATCTGCTGGTGTCCAAGTGCCTTCCTTATAATCATCTAATGTATTTACATCAGTAGAATCAGATTGCGTAGCAGGAAAACTAATGCCAGCACCAGAAGTCGCAGGCGTAGTGGCCCCCACTCCAATAGTTGTACCAAACTGCCCTGTGCCGGTAACACTTAAATTAGTAGCTCCTGGGTCTGTAGTATTACCTATTGAAACACCACGAGAAGCAAAAATACGCATTGCCTCTACATTACTTGTAAAAAAAGTCATAGGCAAATAAGTGCCTGTACCATTTTTACCTAAGTTCAAAGAACCATAAGTAGTATTTATAAGAAAGCTAAATTTACCTGCATTGGCAGTATCAGAACCATTAAATAAAGTAATATTGCCTGTAGTGCCAGTTCCATTTGGCAACATATTTAAAGTTGTATTTCCATTTACTGTGCTTGTTTGCAAAGCTACTCTAGTTGCACTACTAAAATCGCCTGTAATTAATTGGCTAGTACCAGTAAATGTTAAATTTCCTGAACTAAGTGTGTGTGCTGGCGAAGTTAAAGTAGTGCCGTCATAAGTAAAAGTAGATGATTGATTAAGTGTTGTCGTACCTTGACCAAAAGGTATATATCCAGTAGTAAAAGTTACGCCTGGTGCTTTTCCGTTAAATGTTGTCCAATCAGCAGAACTTAATGCGCCACGATTGGTAGCTGATGCTGTAGGCACATTAAGTGTGATAACAGGTGTTGTAGTTCCTGTAGCTACAGTAGAGCTAAGATCAGTACCAGTTGTGCCTAAAGTTAAAGCAGCTACAGAAGTAACTGTACCTAAATTGCCTGTTAAAGCTACACCATTGGCACTTAAAACCCCAGTAGAAGGCACAAAACTAAGCTTTGTAGAGCTAGTTGTAATCGGTAAATTGCCAGTAGTTGTAGATACTAGCGTTGGATACCAAGTAGCAACAGAGATTGTATTGTCAGTTACGGCTACGTTTGTAGCATTTGTGGCAGTTGTAGCTGTGGATGCACTTGCAGCAGAACCGCTAATATTAACTGCCAAAGAAGTAATTGAACCGCTTGCAGCATTTAAAAGAACAGCAGTAGTGCCAATATATAAAGTTGAATTGCCTAAAACTGCACTAGGAATTGTTCCTAATAAATTTCCAGCAGTCAAACTGGTTAGACTTGCTCCTGATCCGCTAAATCCTGTAGCTGTCAATACTCCAGTAGAAGGATTGAACTGGTACTTAGTAGAGCTAGTATAAGAAGTAGCCAGGTTTCCAGCAGTTTGATTAGCAAACAATGGATAGCGAGTGCCAGCCGTTGTAGTGTCATCCGTTACAGTTGCATAAGCTGTTGGAGTAGTCCAAGTTGGAGCCCCTGCGCCTTGAGAAGTTAAAACTTGTCCTGTTGTACCTATTGCGCTAAAAGCATAAGCAGTACCAGAACCATATGCAATACCGCCAGCCGTAGGAGTTGCTGTAGAGTTTGTACCGCCTGAAGCAATCGCTAAAGCTGTTCCCAAAGAAAAAATACCAGCAGAACTAATTGTTGCTGCATCTGTAGCACCACCATTTACTACAAAGTGAATGGCATTTGCAGTTGTTGTGCCAATCGCCAAATCTGCTGTTGTAGCTGTTAAATAGACATTATTTGCTTGGTTAAATGCGCTTGTGCCAGTAAAGGCATTGCCGTTCATACCAAAGTCACCATAATAGGTGCTATCGGTAGAGTTGTAATTATTAACAATAAAGTCTGTAGAAGCCGTTGTGCTTGTATTGTTTGTATTGCTAATAATTACTTGATTAAACGATGTAGCAGAGCTTTGCGCTGTAATTAGGGCATTAGCTGGCGTATATGACAAAGTGCCAATAGTCAGACTTGTTGCAGTTGCAGTATTTAGTCTTGATACGTTTGCAGTCAGAATGTCAAAAGTACCATCACCAGCAGTTGTTCCACCGATTGCAACACCATTTAAAGTGCCACCAGTAATCGCTACAGAACTAGCATTTTGAGTTGACATAGTACCCAAACCACTAATTGCCGTATTTGGGATAGTGGTTGATGCTGTCATAGCACCAGTACCATTTCCGTAAACATAGCCTGTCAAAGTAGCTGCCCCTGTACCGCCTGAAGCTACAGCTAAAGGACTAGAAAGACCTGAAATAGTACCGCCAGTAATTGCTACTGCATTGGCATTTTGCGTTGACATTGTGCCAAGGCCAGTAATATCTGAACTTGGAATAGAAGCAACTGTGCTAAATGCCGTTGTGCCACTAGCCTTTAAATAACCAGCAGTAAATGTAGCTGCGCCTGTACCGCCATAAGCAACACCAATAGTGGTTGCGTTCCAAGTTCCAGCAGTCAATGTACCTACACCAGTAATTCCAGTATAAGAACCGCTAATTAAGCTAGATCCGATTGTTCCGCTAGTAATTTGACTAGCAGCAATCGCAATATCTTGTGCAGAAGCGGAAGTAATTTGACCTTGAGCATTAATGGATAAAGTTGTTGTTTTGCTTGCAGTCCCATAAGTTGCAGCAGTAACATCAGTATTGGTAATGCTAAAAGTATTAGAAGCAAGGGTTAACCCTGTTCCAGCGTAATAAGTAGAAACTCCTGAAAACTGAACAAAAGTAATTGGAGTAACTCCAATAGTTCCTGTATCAGCAGAAGTAGATACCCATGCAGTATTCGCTTGAGATCCGTTTAAAACGACTGTGTAAGCCCCTGGAACTTCTGCCCATACATCCATGTCAACTGCTCTAGTCCATGCGCTTGCAGAGGCTACATAAATGCCGTTATCGGCTGTTGCTGTTTGATTCTTAACTAATACTCGATTACCAGCCAAGACTGAATAACCATCAATCGTCTGTAAACCTGACAAAGTAATATTAGTTAAAGTTCCTACTTTACAAGCAGCTTTAGGGTTTAAGCCTTGAGCAATAGTATCTACATACAGTTTATTTGTTATATCGGTAGCAGAAGAAGGAGCAGTTGAAATCTGACCAGTAGCTGTAGAGATATTAGTAAAAACGCCAGTAGAAGGGCTTGTAGCTCCGATTGTGGTGCTATTAATCGTACTATTGGTAATGGTTAACCCTGATTGAACAGGATTAAGCGTTGCATAAAAAGGCTGACCCTGACCTATAAATGTTTGGAAGTTTCCATAAACATCAAAATAAGCCTGAACTGGCAGTAGATTTTGATCTACTGTTGAGGAAGGGCCAGCCATAGTGTTCCTTAGTAAGGAAATGCAGTAACTAGTATTACATCGGCAGCAGTCATATTTGCAGCCAAACCAGTAGTCAAGCTAAAACTTGTCAATGTTGCAGAAGTTGTAATGCTTGCAGTTTGTTGCAAAAATAATGAAGTGCCACTTGTAATATCTTGAGCATAAACTACCCATCCATTAGGTGCTGCTGGAAAAGTAATAACGCCATTGGCTGCACCGCCAGTACCAACAACAATTTTAAATGCGCTTGTATTAAAAGCAGTAATTGTTGGTGTTGTACCAAAGCCTGAAGCAATAGTTGGAGCAGTAGCCGAAATATGCAATTTACCGCTAACTGATACGTTTGTAGCGTTTACAGTTGCAGGAGTTGTTGCACCAAGAGGGCTGTTATCAATGGTTGCGCCAGTAATAACGTCTGCTGTCAAAGGAGGTGAAAAATACGCACCACCTGGGCCAACTAATCCTAAACATTGACCAGCAGTATTAAAAGCTGCTTGAACTGGAACAATATTTTGGGTTGAGGTACTTGCTACAGCATTAGAAGTTGCCATTATAGTTTTCCTTCGCCTGGAGTAATTTCAAGACTTGTTGCTGTATTTGAAATAAACCATGCATTAGGAGGAATACCGCTAAATACTGCTACTCCGTTAGCTGGAATAGACATTACATAAGGGATTCCAGCCGTAGTTGGAGTTGTAGCTACAGGAGTAACAGTAGCATCACTAGGCTCTTGAGGAGCCCAAGCAAATCGCACAATTCCACTTGTTATATTCATAATTCTATAAGAAGTAGGGTAAGTGTTATTACTTGCTTTCACTTGAATAGCAGCAGTACCTACCTGATAAGTAGGGCCAAAAGGCGAAAAAGCTGAATCGTAAGCCATGATGTAGCTCCTTAAACAGCCGTTACAGGCAATGAACCTTCAGGTCGTACAACTTGAATTGTATAAACACCAGCAGCAGGAGTCAAAGTACCAGCAGTAATGTTGCCAAACTGAACAGACAATACGCCAGCAGTTAAGCAATCAGATTCAGCAACAATAATGCCTGAAGTTTGAGTGCCGTTATATCCAACAACAGTAACAATGTCAGTAGTTTGCAAGCCAGGCACATTAAATGTCTGAGCTGGGCTAACGTATGTCAATACTGAAACTGGAGTAAGTGATGGAGCAATGTAGAAAGTGCTAATTGCATTTCCACGAGCAATAGTAGTAGAAGGCATGATTTTTCCTTTAGATAAGGTACTTCAATTATATGTTAAATAAGAAAAAAGCCATACTTTTTGGGCATGGCTTTTATCCTAATACTTCAAGATACTTGATATTAACTAAAGTCGTAACCATAAACGTAAACATCAACTGTACCTACTACCGCAGTAGTAGTTGCAATATTGACAAATAACGCTTGTTGGTTATAAGACGTTACCACCGCAGAAGCTGCCACTTGGCTTACACCAAGAACTGTAGCTAACTGTGAAGCAGTAATAGCACCAAACAATGAAGTTGGTGTACCACTACCTGTTGTAGTAATGCCTAATACTAAACTTGTTAAAGTACCTGTAGCTGCACCTGCATTATTAGAGTTAGTAACTACTAATAAGTTAGGCTGGTAAGTTGTAGAGTTAATGATTGGCAAAGGGAAGAAACTTCCTGATGCTGCATTTACATTCACACCTTTAAGTACACCCAATAATCGTTGCGCTTGATTAGTTGTTACATTACTTGGGTGAGCCGAAGTGGTTACTGCTGGTCCTGGATTAGACATAATAGTTTTCCTTTATCCGTTAATTATTAAGCTGCAACTCGGCAAGCGAGTTCAGGATACAAAGGAGCCCAACCATACAGAACGTCAACACGAGTAGGGATTGAGTCATTGTTAATGGTGTATTGACGAACTACACGCATTGATAGACCAATTTCCTTGTCGCTTGCACGACCAGCAAAGTGAACGCCTTCAGGCAACTCAAGGTCAGCCATAGCCATTGTGAACGCATTGCGATGCATTACGATGTTTTGTGGAGAAACTAAACCATTTCCACTTGCATTGTATTGTGAAGCAAAGAATGTCACAGCAGCAGAAGCAGCAGGAACAGGAATACTTACGTTCTGGAACTGACCGCCAGAGATAACTGCTGGAGATACGATTACAGAAACAGAAGCACCTGAAGCTACGCTAACAGCAGATTTAACTACGAATGAACGCAGTTTGTTTGTGCCGTATGGTTGGCGATTCTGTGGGTTAGTTGCATATACACCAGCGATAGTGAAAGTGTCACCAGCGTTCAAGTTGATTGTGCCTGTATTAGCAGCAGTCAAAGTGATAGTGGACTGTGAAGCCCAACCAGATGTTAAGAAACCAGTTGCAGTTGTTGTAGCTACAGAAGCAGTTACAGTTGAGCTAGAGAAGTTACCAAAAGTTTGTGACACGATGTTTTGGTCAAGCTTCCAGTTCATACCGCCTGAATCACGACCCATCAAGCCTTTTGTATATTGGCTAGAGATCTGCTCAGTAGGAACAAATAAACCTTTCAAGCTGTCAACGATAGTTGCAGAAGTGAATGGCTCAACGATACAGCTTCTACGACCATCACGAGGTGCGCCTTCAGAGTCAAGATACGCTTGAGCTGACAAGTATGTATAAAGACCAGTTGGAGGAGTACCAGCAGTACCAACGATGTTAGCTGTGTTCAAAGCTGCTGTAGTTGTGCCGTCAAAGTCAATTTTGTTGGCAATAGCTGCAACTGCTGGCTTCAGAATACGATCAGAGAACATATCCAAAGACAAAGCTAAGTCTTGAGTTGTGAACTGTGTATCAACGTGGAACTGGGTGCTTAAAGTAACAGGAACTGAAGTTTCGTTCAGATCTTCTACGTTTAAAGCTGGGCCAGTAGTACCGATGAAACGGCCTGGTCTGCGTACGTTAACTGTTGCGCCAATTTTTGCGCCAACAACGGCAAATTGGTCATCATAGTTACGATCTACTTCTGATGTAAATGTTAATTCGTTTTCCAAGACCATTAACGCTTCGTTAGTGATCTTGCTGATAGTTAGCAAGGTATTTGCCATTTTAATTCTCCAAAAAAATTAGGTTTATCTGACTTTTCCAGCCTGTCTTGCAGCTTTCCATTGAGCATAAGTGCCATGAAATTCACCATTGGTGTCTATCATTACGTCTTTGCCAACTTTGCCACCACTTAACGGCTTGATAGGTTCA